CGACGCCACGATCTCGCCGGCCTGGTCCGTCAGGGCATCGAAGCCGGCCCCGCCCTCGGCGAACTTCTCCTCGACCTGGACGCGGACGTCAGCCTCGGCGCCGTTGCTGGTGATCAGCGAGGCCAGTTTGGCGAGGCGCTTCTTGGCGCCCCAGGGCATCAGCTCGGGCGCGAGCAGCTCCACGAAGGCGCCCTCGTAGAGCTCCGGGAACTCGACGCGCGTGGACTTGTACGGCACGTTTCTCCTCTCCCCCTTCGGGCTCCGACCTAGTAGGCCGTGGACCGGCTGTTCTTCGCGAGCACCTGGATCGGCGACATGACCGTGAGCGATCCGTCTCCCGCGTTGGCGATCGCCTCGAAGTTGATGTCCGTCTCGACGTACTCCTTGCCCCGATTCACGGCGCCCTTCTCGAAGGCCGCCAGCGACATCGTCAGCACCAGCTGCCGCGCCGGCGTGACCCCGCGGTCGAAGGTGAACGCGAGCGCCCCCTGGGTGTTGTTGAGGTAGCGCAGGAGCTCGGTGTCGTCGTCGTAGTAGAGGCTCGCCGATCCGGCGACGGCGAGCGGGCCGAGGAAGATCGCTGCCGGCGACTGGGTGTTGTTGGCCCCGAAGATCGGCGTCGCCGAGCGGGAGAGCTTCAGGTCCATCCCGGTCACCTTGGCGTTCGCCACGCCGCCGATCGCCACGGCGCACTGCCAGCCGAGGAAGTACGGCTGTGTGTCGAAGGCCGTGCGGGTCGCCGTGCCCTGGCCCGTCCCGTTGCCGGGGTTGCCCGTCTGGTTGATCGTGAAGATCGTGGCCGACGTCACCGTGGCCACCTGCCAGGTCCCGTTGTAGGCGGTCGGCGTGATCCCGGCGAGTGTGACGAAGTCCCCGACCGACAACCCGTGCGCTGCCGAGGTCGTGATCGTCCAGACGGAGGTGGTCGAGCTCTCAGCGCTGGTCGCGACCTGGACGGTCTCGGTCGGCGCCGAGGTCGTCGCGGACTTGAGGCCCATCGCTTTCGCCGCGTAGGTGAGGCCCGTCAACGGCGTGAACTTCAGCGCGAGGTCGTACACCATCGAGCCGGGGTACTGGCGGAACACGGTGTCGGCGACCTCGTCCGTGATGGTGTAGGACGGGGGTTGGGCGGCCGCGAGCTTCAGCGTGTGGCTGAACGGATCCGCTGCGCCGACCAGCGTGTCGGCACCGAGCAGGCCCATGAACAGGTGCGCCGGATCGGTCGGGTAGAAGTCGCCCTCGAACTCGACGTGGCTGGTCGCGACGCCCTGGTAGGCCCCGAGTGGGCCCGCGGGCATGCCGCGGAAGCCCTCGTCCTTCAGGATCGTGAAGTCATCGCCGATGTTCGGGTTCTTGAACGGCAGGAACGAGGTCGCGGCGACGGGTGTGCCGTAGGTGCTTTCCTTGGCGAGGCCAAGGCTCGATAACGCTGTCAGCTTGGGCATCTACCTACTCCTCCCCGCCGGCCACGTCCTCTGCCGGGGTCTCCACGTCCTCTGCCGTGACCTCCGGCTCGGGCTGGTCCTCGACGGGTGTCTCCGGCGTCTCAGGGGCGACCGTGGTGACCTCTGGCGAGGATGCCGGGTCGACGATGAAGCCTCCGCCCGTGGCACAACTGACCTCCTCCGCCGAGCTCACCGGATGACCGATGAGCTTGCCGCCGGCCACCTTGAAGCTGCCGTGCGCGCAGCCGTAGCCGCCGGCGCCCTCGGGCGCGAGCAGCACGATCCCGCCCTTGCGAGACGCCTTCTGGGCCTGGGCCGGCTCGGTCGTCTTCGCCGCGGCGGTGCTCTTCCTCCTGGTGCTGGCCATCTGGTCCTCCTTCCGGGCGCTAGACGCCCTGGATGAACTCGTCGACGTCGAACTTCAGAGCGGCAGCGAAGTAGGAGCTCCCGCTGTCCTGGGTGGTCGGCATGGTCATGTCGGACTCGAAGGTCGGCTCACCGGCGGCGGAGAGTGATCCGGCCGTGCCGAGCGTCTTGTTCGCTCGGAGCCTCGTCTCGAGCGCCTCGAGGAGCGCATCGAAGTCGTCCTGGCCGTCCTCGGACTTGAGCTTCTTCGAGACGAAGTCCAGGAGCAGATAGATCGTGTAGGTCCGGATCTTGGTCTGGTTCGCGCTCCGCCGCTCCCTCATCTTGGCGATGTGACACACGACCGCGGGTTGCTGGCGTCCGTCGATGAGCTTGGGCGGACGACCGTAGACGCTCGCGATGCCGGGTGTCCCCGTGAAGGTCGCCTGGACGGCGTCGCGGACGCTCGCGCGGCTCACGGAGCCAGGACCCGGACTTTGAAGTCCTCGAGCATCCCGACGAGCTGCGTGTAGTCGCCGCGCCGGGAGAGCTCGGGCCCGGGCCCGCTGATCCGTGTTCCGGCCGCATCGTCCAGCACTATCGCCTCGGCGCCGCGGTCCTTGATCAGGAGCCCCGTCGCCAGGATCGCGGCCTCTTTCACCCTCGGCGGCAGAGCCGAGACCGCCACCCCCACGGTCGAGTGCGCGTTCGCCAGGGTGCCCGCGATCGCGACCGTCGTGCCGCCGGCCACGTAGCTCGTGGCCACGACGATCGTCTCCGTGTTCGCGCCGTCGTAGATCGTGAGCTCCTGGCCGGCGTAGATGCCTACCGCCGAGCCCACCAGGATCGAGGCCGCCCCCGCACTCGCGGTCGCGGCGAGCGTGGTGTTCGCCATGCCGTTCTCGTAGGTGACCTCGACCCAGCAGTCGTCGGTGCGGCTGAGGTTGAGGAAGGCCTCGAAGGATCGGTCGCCGGCAAGCACGACCGCGCTCGACAGATCGACGCTGGTCCAGCCGGAGGACGGGTCGGTCGTGTACTTCAGGGCCGTGATGCGGATGATCGGGAAGCTGTCGGTCTTGACGAAGAGCTGACCGCGTCGGCCGGGCCGGACGCGATGCCGCTCCGTATTCGTGGTCGGCGCGAGGATCTGGTTGCAGATGTCGTCGATCCACGAGGACGCGCGCGCGATGACGTTCGCGAGCTCCTTGTCCTCCGCTCCAGCGATCCCTCCGGGGATGAGGTTCGCCGTATCGATGCCGGTTGGAGCGTCCTTGAATTCCTGGACCGTCAGGTAGGACCGCGCCGGCGCGAGCGTGACCGTCGGGTTCGCCATCGCAGGCTCAGACCCCGGCCTCATCCAGTGAGGACTCGACCACGTACAAGCGCCGGGTGAGGGTGGCCGGCACTGTGAAGACGAACTCAGCGCCGGCGGCGGGCGCCGGTTGGACGATGGGCTTCGCCTGCACGGGGGTTCCTCCTTCGTTGGCAGTCGCTCGGGCGGGAGATCTCGGGGTTATGAGCCCCCGTGTTGGCCGCTACACCACCGAGCAGCGATCCCCTCGGAGCGACGGGGAGAGCTATCCCTCTCAGCTCTCCCCGTCGCCGGCGAGGGGCTTCAGGTCCTTACGGGACCTTCGGCTTGACCCCTTGGAGGAGGCCACAAAACATAGGTGCATAGAAAACGAGCGCCCCGTACATGTAGATCGAGGCGTCGAACGTGTTCTGGATCTGCGGCCAGGCCACCGAGAAGTAGTCCTGGACGTTGCGTATCTCGACCACGTTCGGGATCTCGCTGGAGGCGATCGGCAGCGAGTAGCTCATCGCGAGGACGTTGCCCTGCGGGAGCCACGGATGCACGCTCACCTTCACGACCTTTCCGGTCGCCGCGTTCTCGATCGCCTTCACGGCCACGCCGATCGTGGAGTCGCCGCCCTGGTCCAGCACGATCCGGTAGGGAAGCGAACCGGCCGCCAGCACGTACTGGCTGATGTCGGCTCGGTCGGCGCCCGAGACCCAGATCTCGTCGGGGTCGCCCTTGTTGGCGTTCCACAGGCCGACGAACATGTTCTGGATCTCCGTCAGGTCGCCGGAGAGCTGGGCGTTCAGCCGGTTGTAGTAGCCGGACAAGGTCCCTGCCGAACCCCCGGTGTAGACGCCGGCCAGCTGCGGGATGATCCCGTCGTAGGCGTTCGCCGAAGCGTCCGCCGCTGCCGGGACCACGGCACCTGTCGTGACGTAGTTCTGACCTCCGAGCACGAAGCACGCCGTCCCGCCGTAGCCGACGCGGCCGATGTACTTCTCGGTGTTGGTCGTGGTCCCGGCGTACACCTTGTAGCCGAGCGCGCCGGGCGTGTCGACGGTCACTGCGATCTGGATCGCCTGCGCGGTCGTCGCGACCGAGACCTCCGTGGACGGAGCGCCATCGCCGAAGAGTCCCTCAGCGGTGACCTTGACGAAGTAGGTCGCGTTCGCGAGCGCGGTGACGACTTTGCCCTGGAACGAGCCAGCCGCGGTGAAGGCCGTGAGGGTCGCGGTCGGAGCCGCGTAGGCGCCCACCTGGCCGCTGCCGGTCCCGCGTCCCCCGAGGATCTCGTACTCCTCGGCGAGCATCATGCCCTTGAGGAGCACGGTGTTCGAGAGCTCGCGGATATCCTCGAAGCCCTGCCCCGCCCACTGCGCGAGCCAGTTCACCGAGTCCGACAGGCCCTGCAGCCGGTAGGTGACCGAGAAGTCGTCAGCCGCGTAGTTGAGCTTCGGCGGACGCTGCAAGGCCAGGCCACCGAAGCTCGCCGTGTCCCCCTGAGCGTGGAACGGATTGACGAGCGCCGTGCCCTGGCCGGACCCGGAGATCGACCTGATCCGCTTGGCGAGAGCCGCCGTGCCCTGGCCCTGGGTCCGCGGGATGACGTTGCGGAGTGGGGACAGGACGGGGAACAGCTTCTTCGACGGCGCCTGCAGGTCGTAGGGCACGAGGCCCGTCGACAGCGGCGCCGATAGCGTCCAATCCTTGCCGAGGTCGGCCAGGACCGCCTTCAGCCCATCGAAGGCACCGGACAGGTCCGGGCCCTGGGCGGGACCGGTGATCTGGGAGAGGATATCCGGCTGGATCGACTTGCCCTGGTCCGCGACCGCGGTCTTTAGCAGATCGCGGAACTCGGCCTCCAGATCGGCCATCTTCCCGAAGTCGGACTCCGCCGGCGATCCGCGACCGCGGAAGACGTCGGAGTCGAGCAGGGTTGCCATGGTGGTTTCCTCCTTCTCGTTGGGGGTGATGCGCCCGGTCTAGGAACCGGGGAGCGCCCTTATGGCGCGATCGATCTCGGCGACCTTGGAGGTGTGGGCCGATTTCAGTGTCGGGTCCGCTGCGCCCTCCGCCATCTGCTGGTGCCGCTCACGCAGAGCTGAGAGTGCGGTGAGAGCGTCGGGCTGCGTGAACTGGTCGACGCTCGAGCCACGCTCGGCCGTCGACAGCACGACCTTCGGCGCGGCCGGCTGCTCCTCCAGTTTGTCGATCCGCTCCGTCAAGCCGACCACCTTCGCGAGCTCCTCCTTCACGGGCGCGAGCCCGTCTTCGAGAGCCGCCTTCATGGTGTCGGCCACGAGCGTCTTCAGCGCGTCTGCCGTGGCGACCTTGGTGATATCCGGCGCCGCGGGGTCGCCGTCCGCGTCCGGAGTCTTGTCGGCGTGGGAAGAGGCGGTCATGCCGACCATCCCGTCCTCGGTGGGCTCGCCCTCGTCGTCCTCGCAGAGGGCCTCGAACTGCTCGGAGAACAGGAAGCGGCCGAGGATATCCACGGTCCCAGCCAGGACGGCGGCAAGCACCCCTCCATCGGTGGCCGGAGGCTGGCCGATGGGGCCGAGCTGGTCTCGGAGCGCCTGGAGCTGCCCCCGCATCTCTGCGATGTTCATGGCTTCCCAGGCGTCCTTGCCGACATCGGGCTCCGCGAGCTTGCCCTTCGTCGAGCCCTCCCAGTCCTCGGGGAGATCGTCTGTCGCCTTGAGCGCCTTCGCACGCTTGGTGATGAAGGTCTTCGTCTCTTCCTTGTCCGAGGCTCGACCGTAGGACGACACCGCGTTCTTCAGGTCGGCCTCGTTGCCGATCGGGTACGCGCCGTTCACGATCTCGCCGTCGGCGTTCTTGACGGGGATCGCCTCGCCCTTCTTCGCCATCTCGACGCGCTGCTCGGTCGAGTAGTCGGTCTTGCCGACGTCCGGCAGGAGCATCTTCAGCTCGTCGTCCGACAGCGCGTGGGCGACGCCCGTCTCTTCGAGATCCTGGGCCGCCTGCTCGAGCGAGGCCTCCGGGTCCGGGTCGCCGGCGGTCTTCATGATGTCGATCTTGTTCAAGGGATCGGCCGGCCGGTCGCCATAGGAGATCTCGATGATCTTGCCGCCGGCGATCTTGCCCTTCGGGAACCGCCCGTCGCGGATGATCTTCGGCGCCTTGATGCCGACGGAATATCCGGTCAGCACGCCCTTCTCGAGCTTGGTGATCGTGACCGGGTCGACAGCCTCCGATAGGAGCCACCAGTCCTGGCTGTCCGTCTTGAACTCGAGTTCCTTGCCGACGCCGGCGGCGATCGGCTGATGCATCTCCCGCATGTTCGCGGCGGTCTTGAACCACGCCGGCAGCTCGCTCGCGAGCCAGTCGCGGTCGAGGCCCTGACCGTCGAGGTCGAGCGTCTCGCCGGCGGCGCGACCGTAGACGAGGAGCGTGCCCTCGGGGGTCGGGGCGGTCTTCACGATGTCGGCGAGCCCGACATAGATGACGTCGTCTGCCACGGAGGAACCTCCTTATTTCGGGCGCACCGGAGGGCGCGCGATCAGGCGGGGGTGGGCTCGAGCGCCTCGGCGAACACGGTCTTCACGGCGGCGGTGGTGAGTGCATCTCTCTCAGCGAGCTCGACGAGCTCGGCGTGGATGTTCGAGGCGAAGTCCTCGGGGCACTCCGGCGCGACGAATGGGCGAAGTGGGCGGCCCTTGCGGAGCCGTCCGAGGACGAACCGCTCGTAGTCCCCGAGCACCTTGGCGAGGTCGGGCATCGCGGTCTGCGTGATCGACTCTGCCGCGATCGCCGACTCTGCCGCGGCCTCGACCATGGGTGGCTGGCCGATGGTCGTGTCCGGCGGCGACGGCGCGATGCCGGTGTTCGCCATGACGGTCGCGCCGGAGAGCACGTCGCGGAGCCTCACGACGGTACGGCCCGTGATGACGACCGGCTCTGAGCCGAGTCCTTCCGCCAGCGGCTCCTCCCCGTAGGTATTCACCCTGACCTCGTCGATCGTGCGGATGCCCTTCTCGACGAGCTTCACGGCGATGTTCGCCTGGACCTCCTGGTCCTCCCATTCGATGCCGAGGAACTTGAAGCAGAGCTCCGGGAGCCCGAAGTCCTGCTCGATCACCTCGTTGAAGATGGTCTGGAGCCAGGAGATGATCGGCCGGAGCGACCGGCGGTAGGTGACGTTCTCCTGCATCTGACCTTGGGCGCGGTTCACGTCCTGGGCGAAGCCGATCTCCTGAGGCTGCACGTCCATGCCGGCGCAGATGACCTTCACCAAGAACTCGTCGAAGTCCAGGATGTGGATCTTCGTCGCGTCCATGACCTCTTGGACCCTCGCGCCGCCCGGGAGCCACTTGATCTTCCGGCGGGCCTGGATGTCGCCGGCGAGCAGCTGATCCCACAGCTCCTGCATCTCTCGCACCTGCTGCGGGTTGTAGTTCTCAGGTGTGAACCCGAACATATCCGGAACGTTGCCCTCGGTGAAGAAGGCCGTGTGCCACTGCGTGCGCTTCAGCGCGAGGTTCACGGTGAGGATGATCTGTTCGATGTTGGGGAAGCCATACGGCGTCCACGTCCGCCGGACGTAGGGGCGATAGATCAGCTCGGCCGTGGTGAGCGGGGTGGCTTCGATGTTGCCGTTCTGACCCCGCTCTGCCGCCTGATCGTAGGAGGGAAGCTCCGCGCCGGCCGAGAGCGAGATGCTCGGCAACCCATACAGGAACTGCTGGTAGGCCGGATCCGGCGGCGTCGGACGATTGCCCCATTGGTCGATCAGCGGCTTGATCGTCGTGCCGTCGACGAGCTGCAGCGAATGGAGCTCGCCGCGCCGGTTCGGACGGCGATAGATCGACATCGCATCGACGACGAACACGTCCTCGAGCGCCATCTTCAGCCAGTCATCGATGTTGACGCCGTTGATCCGGTCCGGTGTACGGAAGAAGCGAGCGAGGCCCTTGATCGCGTCGGAGTAGTCCGTCTTGTCGCGCGGGTTGCGCGGCACGATCTGCCAGTCGAGCTGTGCGATCTCCTGCTTGCGGGCCTCGATGCAGCGCCGGAGGATCGCCTCGACGTCGGCGAGCGCGCGAAGGGTGCGGAAGTTGACGAGCTTGGTCGCGCCCGGAGGGATCGGCAGGTTGAACCCGACCGGATATTGCCACCGCCGCGGCATCGCGATCCCCGCCGGGCCGAGCGCGTTGATCGGCGACGGGCGCATAGGCGAACCCGGGCCGAACGGGACCATGCCGAAAGCCTCCGCGGGCTGCGACAGCGCTGCTCGCTCGCTCGGGCTCATCTGCTCGAGCTCGGCGAGCTGCGGCGCCTGTTGCGCGGCGAGTGACATGTCGCGGACCTCGACCGGGCGGTTCGGATCCACTCGGCCCCGCAGGACCTTCCACGCCTCGCCGACTCGACCCACGCTTACACGCGCTCCGGCCAATGCCAACATCCGGGCTCGGGGCCGTCCGCCTCGTGCACGGATGTCCGCCAGATCGCAGCCACGCCGGATGCGGCTTCAGGCACCAAGAACTGCCCTTCGTGCTGGCGGTTGTCGTTGCTCCCGTCGATGAAGACCTGGAGGTTGACCGGGCCCTGGGGGTAGCCCTGATCGGGACCCCAGAGCCGAATGACGATCGCGGGTCGGCACTGCCCGTCCGGCAGCGTGAAGTGCACCAGCCTTCCGATGCTCGCCTTCTTCTGGCTCATCGCTCCTCCGATTGCTCTTCTGCGGCGCGCCGCCGCTCGAGTTCCTCGCGCGCGAAGACGATCCAGCTCGGCTCGCCGGCAGCGAGGATCGCGCGCCCCAGCGCCATGACCGCCGCGACCGGGCCGTCGACCTTCTCCCCCGAGTGCTTCTTCGAGATCTTGACGTTCTCGTTCTCGTCGGACTTGATGGCGATGTTGTCGAACATCCACCGCATCACCGGATGTCCGCCGTGCCGGTACAGGCCGGCGACGATGAGCTTCTCCCACTCCTTCGTCGGCCCACTCATCGAGGCGAACCCTTGGCCCATCGGCACGATCGGGAGGCCGGACTCGTCGAGGTCCTGCGCGAGCTGCGTCATGCCCCAGCGGTCGTAGGCGACCTCGGCGACCTGGAAGGCCTCACCGTCGCGCTCGATCTGCCGGGTGATCGCCTTGTAGTCGATGTAGTCGCCCGGAGTGAGCGTGATGAAGCCAGCCTCGGCCCACTGCGACGCCTCGTTGTTGGTCCGGCGGTCGAGCTCCTCGAGGCGGTCCTCGGGGAAGAAGAACCGGTACAGCCCCGTGTGTCCGCGGAGCGGCATGTCCTCTTCCCCTTCGGCCGGCTCGAGGACGACGGGATCGGGGAAGTCCCATACGAGCGCGGCGAAGTCGATCGAGGACGCGAGGTCGAGGCCTCCGTAGCACACGCGTCCGCGGAGCTGCTCCTCCAGCTGGACCGCATCGAGGATCCCGGCGGTCGCGTCCCAGGTCTCGAGCGGGATCCACTTGCTGACCTGTTTGACGCGCCGGTTCAGACGAAACTGCAGGAAGGAGTTGAGCTCGGAAGGCTTCTCCCTCGCCTCGCGCGCCTCTTCCCGCAGCGTGTTGATCGACAGGAAGTCACCCAGCGCGGGGTTCGGGATGTTCCAGGTCTCCTCGTCGAACGGATCGGCGGCCTCGGGCGCCTCACGGATGTACACGAACAGATTCGGGTCGGCGATCTCGCCGGCGAGGACCTTCTTCGCGTACCGGTAGTCCTCGGCCTCGGGAGAGTCCTCGCGGTTGCCGACGGTCGTGATCGTGACGAACAGGGGCTGGATCCGCTTGCCCATGCCCTTCTTCAGCGCGCCGACGAGATTCTTCATCTTCTGGACCCAGTACTCGTCCACGACGGCCACATGGACCTTGAAGCCCTGCGCACCCGTCCCCATCTCGTCGCGTGGGAGCGCGCGGTAGAAGGAGTTCGTCGGCAGGTGAACGATCGTCTTCGTCGACGGGATGAGCTTGCACTCCTCGTTGAGGAGCGGAGAGAGCTTCACCATCTGCTCGACGACTCGGTAGATGACCGTCGCCTGGTCCTTGTCCTCGGCCGCGCCATAGCACTCGGCGCCGATCTCGCCGTCGGCGGTCAAGCCCTCGAGCACCATGCCGGAGGCGATCTCGGACTTGCCGTTGCCGCGCGGCAACCAGATCTGCGCGCGTGAGTAGCGACGGACCCACAACCCCCACTGCGGGTCGTAGCGCATCCATCCATAGAGCGGCCGGATGATGTCCTCGGCCTGCCAGCTGGTGAGGATGAACGGCTCGCCGGCCCAGATCCCCTCCGTGTGCCGGAGGATCTTCTCGAAGAACGCGCAGACCCGGTCGGCCTCAGCCTCGTTGAACCAATAGCCGTCAAGTCGGTTGGCTCGAGCCATCGCCCGGACCTCCCGAGATCAGGCCGCGGCTCGGTTCCGCTCCCGAGCACAGGCGCGGCAATGACGCTGTCCCCTCCAGCGGTAGGTGTTCTCCTCGTCGTAGAGGTGACCCTTCGGGCAGTGCGTCTTCACGATGTGAGCGGCCGGCACCGTCTCTCCGCGAAGCAGGTTTTCGCGCTTGGTCACTGGCTCGAGATGAGCAGGGTTCACGCACCCGCGATTCCGGCAGAGGTGATCGATCGTCAGGCCCTCGGGGATCGGCCCGACGACTAGCTCGTAGGCCACCCGGTGAGCACGATGGTTCCGGCCCTCGAATCTGAAGACACCGTAGCCGTCCCAATAACGCGCGGCTCGCCACTCCCAACACTCATCCGGCCCGCGGAGATCGACCTTCGACCAGAAGCGCGATGTCTGATCCACAGGGTCAGCTCCTCAGTCTCGTCACGCCTCCGGGGGTCAGCGACCCGGCGGGCGCGGCTCGCGAACGCGGGTCGGTCGCATGATTCCGGCGGCATCGCCCGGGCTCGGCTTTGGGAGCTCGATCCTCGTCCGCGCGCTCGGCGTCAGGCCGAACTCGACGGCGAATGCCTTCACGTCGGCGGCCGCCTCGCGCTGGACCTGGAGCGCGACGTTCTTCACGCGCGAGCCCCGGTACCCCTTCACGATCACGCCGCGGCCGCGCGCGTGGATCTCCTTCGTCGCGGCCACGAACACCGCCCACCGCGCGCAGTAGACGGCAAGGGCGGCGCGATCGGCATCGGTGATGAACCGGTCCGGCATGGCAGCCACGACGCGTCGCCACTCGGCCTTCGCCTCGGCCGGCAGGAAGCTTGGGCAGCCAGGCGGACCGCCTCTTGGCTTCGGTTCGGAGTGGTTCGTCCGGCGTTTGCCGGGGTTCCCCTCGATCAGCTTCAACCGTGTGGGCTTGGGTTTGCGCCCGACGGTCATCGAGCCGCCGCCGCCGGCTGGAGTCCACGTGCGCAGGGGCATGAGTTGTGCATGTGCAGAACCTCGACAGTTTCGCGGGCGCGGGAAGAAGCCTAAGGCGTCGGTCCTGTGCGCACACCCTTCGGGAGTTCGATGGGGCCCGGGGTGCCATGGCGCGCAACCGCTCTGCCGAAGCCACCGTCCCGGGCCGCCGTCTTCCGCGAGTGACAGCGATGGCATCGTGCATGCAGGAAGCGGTCGTCGTCCGGATCAACTACGCCCGAAGCCACCAGCTCACGCCTGCTCGGCGTGTGGTCGGCGTCGGTCGACGGCTCACCGCAGTCCTCACACCACGGATGGGCGAGCAGGAAGGCGGCGCGGCGCTTGTCCCACGCCGAGCCGTAGCCGCGCTGCCTCGCCGTGCCCCTTCGTTGGTCCTGCTCCCTCGCCATCCGCCGGCGGTGCTCGTCGCAGTAGCCGGGAGGATCGACCAGGGCGGGACAGCCAGGCCAGCGGCAGGGGGTACGGGGTTTGCGAGGAATGAAGGTGCCCCCCTGTGTCAGACAGCGTCGGCGACGCTGGGCGGGGTGACGCCCGGGATGATGAGCTCACGGCTCACGAGTTCCAGGCCTGCGCCAGTCACGAGCGGCTTCTGCTCCTCCAGCTCCATGCGGATCTCCTTCAGGATCCGGAGGCGCTCCTGGTGCGTGCGGAGCGCCTTGTCGAGCGCGCCGGGATGCTCGACGCCACCGGCCGGCGCGAGGCGCTTGAGGATCGTGTTCTGGGCGAGCGCGGAGATCTCCTGCTGCAGCAGCTGCATGCACGCAGCCACTTCAGCCCCGAGCAGCGCCCGTTCGACCTCAGCTTCGAGTCTCTCGGCAGTGACGGGCAGCTGCGGCTGCTCCTCCACCTCCACTGTATTCGGAGGCTCTTCACGATGATGGCGTGTGAACATGCTGTCTCCTTGTCTCAAGGGGGGAAGGTCTGGCCGTCAAGGTTCTGATACTCGACGACCACCACCCATCGCAGTGGCATCGCCGCGCCGTGCTCGCCAGCAGCAACTATGCGTGCGAGGGCTTCGCTCATGATCTCGCGCGCTTCGCCGGTAAGCTCGACCGGCTCTTGGCCCATCTACGTCACGCCGCGCTCGCCGTCGTCGGTACAGCTTCGTCACGCCGGTCGGCGACGAGCACGCAATAGCACGCGCGAAGGAATGGCCACAACCGACCACATCGAGAGCAGGTCCGTGGGTGCATCGATCCTCCGTGGTTCGCGCGCCGCAGCCGAGACTCACGTCATCGTTGCCGAGCTGCCCTGAAGCGGATTGGTCTCGGACGGTGAGAGGTCTCGGCGCGGCGCGACGGCCTCAGATCCGGGGGTTCGTGCGGCCGGGCTGGGCACGGCTTACGCACAAGGCGCCTCGAACTTTAGTTGCACCGGGGGCCATATCAAGCACCCTCACCTGCAGGAGCGATCGGATTCCCCCATGCATCGTGTGTGCGATAGGACTCGGCGAGCCGCTCCTGGATCGCAGCATTTGAGCGCTCCTCGCGCTCCAGGAGCGCCTTCTTACGCATCTCGGTCCGGTATTGCCGCAGGTCAGGAGCCTCTTTGCGGGCTTGTATCTCAGCGGCCGAGGGCAACCGCCCGACGCGATATCGAAAGTGGTAGCAGCGTGAGCACGCGCCAGCCTTCCATACGAAGCCGTCGCATCCTTCCGCCTCGCACTCGGGCAGAGTCAGCTGGAAGCGGTTCGCTGCCTTGGCCGCGATGTTGATCGCTGCGATCACATCGGCCTGCCCGGCAAGCCCACATGTCTGGCACTCGAATCTGTCTCGGCTGATGCGGTTGGCGCGGGACTTCACGCCGCAACGTGGACAGGTGATCGAGGTATATGCACGATTCACAGTAGTGATCGGTACGTGACGATCGGTCGCTCGATCACGGATCGCTGCCCACACTCGTACCCATGCCGGCTTGCGTCGTGAGAATCCGCCCCAGTTCTCAAGAGCGAGGCCACGCTTCGAGCGTTCAGCAGTCGCCACGATCTGCTTCGCCAGGTGCGCAACGACCGGCACATCGTGGGTCGAGCGCGCCCACACCTCAGCAGCTCCACGCGGTGAATAAGCCTCCCGCGTGAACACCGCGCCGTTCAGCTTCCGGATCGTTACCGGCCCCGCCTGCGGGACGATGAGCTTGTCCCGTGATCCCGACCACCGATAGACGCGACCATCCGAGTCTGCTGCGGGGAACACCCAGCCCACGTCGATCCCGAGCCAGCCATTGTCGAGCGGCCCCATCGCCTCGCGGGCTTGCCTCTCGGCTAGCTTCGCCGCCGCGATGACGGCCTTGTCTGCCAGCACGGCGTTCTGCATCTCAAGTGCCTGATCCCAGTCGACCTCTTGGCTCAGCGTGGCCTCCTACGCCGTGATCCGAACAGCGACGGATCGAGCTCCTTCGCCGACGGGGACCTACCCACGCCGACCTCTTCTCCGCGTTCACGCCGTCGAGCTTGGGCCTCGAGCAGCTCGGCGTGTTCGTTCGACAGTGGATCCAGCGATCGCGGGTTTCGCATCGGGTCGAACACGCCATGCGGACGCTCGTCGCGAAGCATCTTCTCCTTGAGCTTGTCGACGTCGAGCGAGACGGCCTTTGTCGACGCGCGGATGGTGATGGCGGCATGGGTGAGCTGTCCGCGCAGACCGGCGTGATCGAACGCCGTCGAGTGCATCGGGTTCGGGTCGGTCCCTTTCAACGCCGCTCGCACGATGTCGCCGTCGCGATCTGGTCGTCCACTCGTCACATGGGCTTGCTCGATGACCTGCTGGCTGTACGCGACCCCCGATGCCCAGCGGAACTCGTTCTGCAGCTGCTTGATCTCCGCGATCAGCGTTCGGCACGCCGCGTCGAATACGTCGGGGCTCGGCGCGGTCATGCCATCCCCAGGAACTTGCGGATCGCGGCGGCGAGTTCCATCTGCCCCGAGAGATCGCACTCGTTCTCGACCCACGTGAGCAGACCTTCGGCCTTCTGGAGTCGCTTCATGCAGCGGTGCAGCGCGACGCGGTCGCGGAGGCTCACGCCGCCCCCTCTCGGAGTTCGGGCCACGCGATCTTCGCGATCACGGCGCGTTGGTAGGCGAGACTCGCGCGCGCGCCGAGGTCGTAGTGCAGGAGTCCCATCGCGCGGAGCATCAGCGCCTCAGCCTCATTGTCGTCGGTGCCTTGATAGCCGAAGCGTTCCCGTGCAGCGATGACCATCTCGACCTTCTTAGCGTTACCACGATCCGTCGCGAACTTCTTGAGCTGCGACGGGATGATCGTGACGAACGGGATCTCGCCGTGGTGAAGCGCCAGCCGGATGACGCCGCCGAGCTCGCCGATCTCGTGCGCATGGGCTGCGTGTGCCGAGTAGGCGTAGTCCTCGAGCACGACGAGGTCGGCGCCCGTCGCGACCTCGAAGATGCGCGCCTCGAGGTCGGCCAGGCGGTCGACCCCGATGAGACTCGAGCGGATCGTGCTCACGCCCTCAGCGTCGGCGACACCTGAAGCAGAGAGCGACAGATCAAGCCCCATCACGCGCGGAGTCATCGAGGTGTGCGCTTCCTTCCCCGAGCCGCCGACTTGCGAGCCGCTGCGCGTTGCGCCGGCGTCTTCGGCGAAGCCACGCGCCCGGCGAGCTTGCTGACCTTCGACGGCGGCAGCGTCCCGCCGGGCGGCGCGATCTCGATCGTGCGCTTCGGCGCATCGTCGATGGTCGTCTGGGCATCGTCACTCGGCAATGCGGCGAGGAACTGGCCGTTCCAGTCGGCGGTGAGCAGCGCCGTCTCGAGCGTGAACTTGCGCGAGGATGCCTCGCCGCTCGTCTTGTTCTTCATCGTCTTCTCGCCCTTGACGATCAGCACGACGTTCTTGAGCTCGATCCGTTGGTCGATCAGCTCTCCGATATCCGGGAACTCGAAACCGTCAGGCACGTCGATATAGCCGCCGGTATGGATCTGCTTGTCCATATGCATCTTCCCCCTCAGATCGTCGGCCCAAAGCTCGGGCTGCCACCACTCGAAGGCGCAGCGGTTGCAGGTCGCGTGATGATGCGGCCAGACATCGCGCTCGCAGCCTTCGGCGTGTTCTTCATGTCGGTAGGTGTGTCGCCCTCCACACGACGTCACCTCGCGCCGGGCGAGCACCATGGTCCCGGGCACCCGCCCCCGTCCCACATCTTCGCCATCGCGATCAGGTTGGCCCGCATGTCGAGCGGCGAGATCTGCGGCCAGGAGGTCGGGAACCACGCCGGTTGCAAATACGCAACCACGCGTCCGGGCCAGTACTGCGCCATCTGTTGCGATAACCCGCACGATCCGAACGGCACGTAGCTCACGTCCCACACGAGGCACGCCGTCGCGGTGTCGGGATTCTTGGCCCATGGCCACCAGCCCGATTCGCGCTGGATCACCGACGTCGGGACGGCGTAGCCGCGGCCCCACTTCGCGAAGACGCAGTCGGCGAGCGCATGTTCCCGCGCCGATGCGATCCCCGGATGTGCGAGCGCGAACGCCGGCTTCAGCGTCTCGCCTAGCGCGAATCCTTGACATGGACCTTCCCACCGCGAATGGCGAGTTATGACCGCCTTGGCTTCGAGCGCTGAGGCCGGTTGTAATGCGGGACATAGAGCTCCGATCACGATGCTTGCCAATAGTGCGATGCGAACTAGCTGTTTCATGTTCGGCACCTCCGTTCAGTCGTCGCTCCGCGCCGTGAGCGGAGTCGCCTGGCGGTCGGTCTGTTAGGCCTCACCTCCCGTTCTCACGCCGCACCCTCGAGGAACAGCAGTGGCGTCGCGACGGCATGGCCTGGTGTCGGGTACTCGATCAGCCCGAGCGTGCGCAGCCGCCCGAGGATGTTGCCGAAGGTCCCGCCGACAGCGGGTCCGACGGAGTAGCCCGCACGCGCACCGAGCTCCTGTTTCGCGAGCGGGTCGGGGTAGATGTCGATGAGCACCTGCAGGACCCGTTGCTCCGGTCCCCCTAAGCGCGCGAAGACGGCGTCCTGCAGCGCCTCGGTCGTCGGCGCGATCCGCGGTGACTCGGCGCGATCACGCCCCGGATCGAGCAGCCACACGCATCCCGGCGCGGGATAGTCGATCAAGCCATCCGAGCGCAGGCCGCCAAGCAGGTTGCCGAACGTCCCGCCGATGGCCTTGCCCACGCGATAGCCGGCGATGAATCCGACCTGGATCTTCGTAGGTTGGTCGAAGCCGACGGCGTTCAGCCACGCGATGGCATCGAGCACGCGCCGCTGAGGGCCAGTGAGATCCCCGGCGACGGCCGGGCCGGATGTCCGCGGTACATCAGTCCGCGCGGCTCCGGCCGTCTTGGTCCCCGGGGCAGCCGATACGCGCATGGGGGCCGGGGATTGATCCTCTGCGGCCTCGAGTCCCGAGGCCGTATGTCGTTGGAGCTCGTCGGCGATCTGCGAGAGCGACTCGGCGAAGGCACGCGCGCCGTTGCGGAGCGTTTCGGTGTCGGCGTGGATCCCTTTGAGCGCCTCGAAGACCGGCGGCGGGACGTGCGCGACCTCGACGCGCTCGATAACCGGCTCCGGCGGGCTGATCTGCACGAGGTTGGCCCGCTCACGCTGCTCCGCCGCCAGCTCCCGACGCAGATCCGCGATCTGCTTCCGCAGCACCGCCGGATCGTCGGCCTTGGCACGTTCGATAGTCGCGGCCATCTGCACCGTGATCGCGTCGAGGTCGACGTCGGCGAGCGTGGCCACGGCGCGCTTGGCCTTCACGCCGGGAGTCGCGCCGCTATCGAACGTCTGCCGCCGGCGGATCTGCACGCGCTTCGTGAGGTTGAGCCACGGCGACCACACCCATGCCTCGCCGGGCGCAAGCGATGACAGCGACTCGAGGATCTCCTCGGACTGCCCGTGGTACTTCACCCAGTCGGCGATCGCCTTGCGATCCTGCGGCGACGTGGTCCGCAGCACGATCAGCGTCTCGATCTGGGTCAACACGTCTTTGTTCAGGCTCGCCGACCGCTGCGAGATCATCGTGCAGCCAAGCCCGCGCGCGCGGCCGCGCTTCACGATCCGCTCGAACGCGCCGAGACAGCGCGCCACGTCGCCGGTCGCTCGCTGAGGGATGTAGTCGTCGGCCTCCTCGAGGAACAGGTGTAGCGGCGAGTCGTGCTCGGGCTTGCCCTTCTGCAGGTACAGCCGCTCCGCGAACATCCAGAGGAACCGGCGCTTGGCGGTCTCGGAGTCGAACGCCGACACGTCGAGGACGGCGGATAGGTTCTCCTCGACGATCAGGTCGGCGATGAGTGCGCCGCCGCCGGGCTCGAGCGGCACGTCTCCGCGGTAGCCGCCGAAGATCGGGACCGGCAGCCCGGTGCCCTTGCCGTCGGCGGAGGATCGCAGGCCCCACCACGCACCGACGGGATCCACGACGACGAACGGCAGCCCAGCCTTGTGCATCTCCTCGGCCAGGACGGCGCCGGCGTTCGATTTTCCAGATCCGCGTTTCGCGAGGATCCCGATGGCCTGCGTGACGGCCTCGTCGGGGAACTTCAGCCCGGGTGCGAGGGTGAGCGTCACGCCGTCACGCCCTCGCCGATCTCCTCGAGCGTGATCCCGTACTTCGCGCCGAGCTCGGGGAACCGCGCGACGGACTGCTTGTCCTCGTCGCTCGCGTGGGTCTCGATCCAATGGGCGAATGCGTGCGCGGCAGTCCTGCAGCACGCCGGCCGAGGATCCACCGACTCCGGCAGCGCGATCCCGTTGGCGAGGCGGAGCTGCGCCGCACGCTTGGCGGCCTCGTGGATCTGCAGCACGGTCGGGGGGAACGCGCCCGAGAACCGCTCGATCGCGACCTTCGCGTCGTCTTGGCTGATGCGGGGGTCGGCGAGCTTGTCGATGTAGAGCTTCATCTCGAGGTCGTCGCCTGGATCGGTTGGCGCGGGCTGGTGCCAGATCGTCCGCACGTAGGCCAGACACTCCATCGCCTCGCCGGCCTTCACGCCGCCACCTCGCTGAGCAGCTGGGCGCAGACGGTGCAGAACTCGAACCAGTCGGCGCGGTGTGCGAAGGTCGCGTTCGGTTGACGCTCGAGCGGCTCGCCGTCCTTGGAGCGGTGGAAGACGTGGCCATCGTCGACCAGAGTCGCGAAGGCGATCACAGGCCCGCCTCACGCATTGCGGCCGCCTCACGCATCATGTCGGCCGGCGTGCGCTTCCCGCTGCCGTTACCGTGACCATTCCGTGCCGGCAGAGGGCCGTCGTTCCATCCCTCGCGGTGCAGCCATGTCGTCGGGTGCGGCGTGTAGGCGTCGTCGCGGTTCGGGTCGTCGCGGAAGCGATATGCGCCGAGGAGGATCAGCCCCGGCTCGACGCCTCGTTTCACCGCTGCCTTGAACGCGATGAACGCCTTCGGACGGCCGACCTTGCGGGGGTATGCCTCGTCGTAGAACGTGTCGAACTGATCGGCGAGAGAGAGATCTAGTTCGGTTCCTCTTTGGTTGTTTCTTTGGTTGTGTGTCAGCTCACTTGACACCTGGGTGTCGTCTGGCTTGATACCCGGTGTCGTCTGGCTTGACATCTTGGGTGTCAAGTGGCTTGACACCTCTTCGTAGGCGACGGGGACGTCGGGCATCAGGAACTCGTACTCCACCGGTCGGCCGAGAGGCCCCTCGTCCTCGGGCGAGACCCGGTGCAGAAAGCCGTCGTCACACATGGCCTTCATGGCCTCGCTCGCCGTCTGCCTGCTTGTGCGAGCCTTGGCCGCGAGTTTCCCCAGCGCCATCCAGAACCGATTGGCGTGCATGTCGTTGGCGACGTCGCCGATCATGTAGTGGATCGTGAATCGCGCGCCCTTGTAGGGACTGTGCTTGATGACATAGGCGCGCCCGGCGTCGCTCACCGATGCTTCCCCTTCCACGCCGCAGCGTCAGGGCAGGTCGCATGGTGGTCGGTGTAGACGTCGACAACGGCGGCGGTTGCATGACCGTCGGGCATGACGCGCTGCAGCACGACGCCCTTCGCCGGCTTCGCGTCGAGGATCATGGGGTTGCCGGTCGTCGCGCTCGGGACGAAGACGACCTCGGCCTCGCAGGAGCGGCACGTCGTCACTTCTTCGGCGCCTTCCCGGTGAGCTCGAGGCGCTCGGCCTTGGACGTCTCATAGCCCTTGCCGTTCGGTGTGACGATGATCGGCTCGAGGATCCCGACGGAGGTGATCGAGGCCGCGAGCTCCTTCAGCTCGGTCGGATCCATCGGGCCGCGAGGATTGTCATCTGCGGGGTGGAGCGCGGTGAGCTTGACGGTCTTGAGGTCGGTCGTCATGCCGCCGGCTCCTCCTTCGGAGCTCGCTTGGCCGTCCCCCGCGTGGGCTTCAGCGCGCCGTTACGGGGACGTCCGCGGCGGACGCGCCGACCACGGGCGAGGATCGACGAGAGATGCGCCGAACATACGTCGAGCTCCACCTTGCCCTTGGACGTCATCACCTGCACCGACTCGACGGCTGCCTTCCCACAGTCGTCGCACACGAACACCGTCTTCTCAGCCATGGCGCCTCCCCCCTATCCGGACAGCTGGTCCGCGAGAGCGCGGACCTCGCATGTGCTCTTGCACTTCTCGTGGCCGGCCATCTGGTGCAGGCTCACGGCGAGCCCACGGGGGGGGGCAGTCGGAGCAGGATTCATGCCACGATGGCGGCCGATCTGTAGCGCCTCCTCGAACGTCTTCTCGCCGGTCTCGACCTCTTCGACCACGCGCTTTGGCAAGCGCAGGAAGGCCAGATGTTGCGAGACATGGGAGCTCGACATGCCTGTGCGGTCAGCGACCTGGGCTTGGTTCAGGCCGAAGAGCTTCATCAGGCGCGCGTACACCGTCGCGACCTCGAGGTGCGAGAGATCAGATCGATGCACGTTCTCCGAGAGCATCAGGATCTCGCGCTGCTCTTCGGTGAGATCTTCACGCACGACGGCCGGGATCTGTTCGAGCCCTGCCTCGGTCGCAGCCGCGAGGCGGCGAGATCCTGCCAGGACGACGAACTTGCTGTCGCCGTCCGGAACGACGATGACCGGCTCGATCACGCCGAGCAGACGTATCGACGCAGCGAGCTCATCGACGTCGCCCGGGGATCGACGAGGGTTGACCTTGGACACGCGCAGACGGTCGATCGCGATCTCGCGCACGCCGCTCACGCCGCCTCGCTCCGTCGCACCCAGCACTCAACGACACGCCGCCCCAGCTCGATCACGAGCGACCACGTCCGCGCGCGGTCGACCATGGTGTGCTTCCATCCGTCAGGCCCGCGCACCGAGTAGATCGCCGTCGCCTTGTGCGGCGTGCGATACCAGCGGCGCAGCAGATAGACGAGGGCGCCGGCGTTGTCGGTCATGAGCCCACCCGTTGACCGTCAAGCGCCGTTCCCGTTCCCACCCAGACGAACTCAACTAGCGGGCGGTGCATCGAGCAGGTTGTGCAGTACGTCGCCCCGTAGAAGCTCGGCTGGCGCGCATATGTCTCGGCGATCGCGCCGGACATCGTCGTCGTTCGGCCACAGGTCTCGTGCTTGTATGTGTCGGCGAACGGTCGGATGAAGCCTTTCGCGCGCTCCGCCTCAGAGAGGACGAGATAGGCCCTTTGCTGCGGGACCGGCTCCTCGTCCGAACCGTGGCCAAGACGCGGATCACTAGGATCGGTGACGAGATCAGCCATGGGCGCACCTCATGCTCACGGTGGGAACCCCAGCCGTCGCATCGTGTCGGCAGCACGCGGAGTGATCTGGAGGCCAGCGTCCGTCGCCTCGAATCCCGGGTACTGCTTGGCGAGCATCTCGGCGAGGAAGTCCGCCTCGCGCGCGACGGCCTCCGTGAACTCATCCGCCGTACAGAGGCCCTTCTCGATGAGGAGCTGCGACATCGCGGACAGCTCGGCGCGGGCGATCAGCCGCGCATCCGTGGCGTCGCGCAGCGCGCGGGTTGGGCCATCGGTATCGGGACGTGTGCCGAGTGACCAGCCCGCGAAGAACGTTCGCCACTTGCAGAGTCGGTTCAGCGCCCGGTCGGCACGTTCGGCGGCGTTCACGCCGCGCCCACCTGTTGGCCGCACCGGCGACAGAAGCCGCCGTCCTCGCGGTGCTCGACCGGATGCGAGCAGGAGCCGCGCCGCAGGAACGCATCGAACGCGATCCCGAGCATCCCGTTGGTGACGTCCTCGATCGACTTCACGTCTTGGTAGAACTTCCGGACCAGGATCAGGATCGCGCTCTCCGGCGCCATCTCGTTCTTCCGCCCGAGCTGCCGGCGCACGTTGCGCTTGAACTCCTCGCTCGGCGGTGCACTGGGATCGAGCGGCGGAGGTCCGGAGGCGGGAGGGGAAGCTGCGCCGGCATCGGTGTCTGCCACCTCAGCTGCCGCAGGTTCGCTATCCCCTCCCGACAGCCTCTCCGGGATCTCCGCAGACCACGCCTCGATCAGCGCATGGGCAGCGGGCTTCGTGAGCTCCGTGAAGCTCGCCACGCCGGCGCGCCGATGCCGCTCGTCGTCGCTCCATCCGAACTCCTGGGCCATCAGGACGAGCTTCGAGAGCTGCGCCTTGGTCGCCTTGCGTGGCTTAGGTTCTGCGGCGGCCGGGGAGGACGGAGCAGCCTGTGCGCCAACACCGGCGTCCTCCCCGTTCGCCGCAGGATCTCCAACCTGCACGATCGTGGTCGGAGATCCCTCTGGTTCGTCGAGTTCATCCCGCAGCGCTGCATCGATGATGCTCCGCGCGCCGATCCCGCCGCCGGCGATGACGTCGGGAGCGAAGAAGGCGACCCCGTTCGACATGGTGCGCGCGAACATCATGTTGCGCGGATAGGTCGCCCAGGGCGTCGCAGACGTCCTGCCATCCTTCGTCGTCTCGAGCTCGAGCCCAGCACGCTTGCGGTCTTCTTCGTCGAACGACGAGACGCCGATCTCCTTGCCATCGCGGAGGAACTGGATCCGACAGCCGTCGTTCTCGAGGTAGAGCACCTCGTAGTCGTAGGACGGGTGCAGACGCACCCGCTGGGCGAGGAACTCCGCCGCGAACTCGACCTTCCCTTTGATGATATGGAACGAGCGCATCGCCTCGACGGGGGCGAGACCGATCTCCCAGCCGGCCATGATCTTGACGCCGGCGTGAGCGGCGGACTTCACGTCGGGGAACACGCCGGACTCGAACATCGCCTTCGCGAGGGTCTGCACGCCGGTCAGGTCGACGTCGGCGGGCGGCGTGACGTCGACGCAGCGGACGATGTCGGTGCTCACGCCGTCCCTCGCCGTCCGCTGCGCGTCTGGCGCCGAGAGTCCCTCAGTCGTGCAAGCCGTGCCGTGAGCACCGGGGCATATCGAATCGCATCGGGGTCGTCGATCGCGCGGTTGAGCAGCTGTGAGTACCGCGTGGTCGTGATTGCGAACCGCTCGCGGATCAGGCGCGCCTTCCGCCACCACTGATGGTTCTCGGCCTCGAAGTCGAGGATCGCCTTGTACGGGACCGGCGGCTCATAGGCTTGCTCGTGCGGCACCGACTTCTCGGCGTGACGCCGCACGATAGCCTCTAGCTGCTCGACGCTCGGATGGAGCTCGCCGAACTCCGCGAGGATGTCGAGCGTGACGCCTTCGAGCTGGATGTCGTCGAGCATCGAGACGTCGACGCCGAGCTCGGCGTAGCGGTCGCGGATGCTCATGTGCGCGTGTTCCCGGCCACGAGCGGCATCGGCACGCCGACGATGACCTCCACCTTGCCTCTCTTCACGGCGTCCCATTCCGACGAGCGCGTCGAGATGGTTCCGGCGCGCCGATCGCCGACGATCACGGACACCATGACCACGTCCCCGGATCGGGCTTGCTCCGTGAGCAGGATGCGGAGCTTCGCCGGCGCGGGCATCAGGGGACGTCTCCGAAAGCCGGCGTCTCGATCGGCGCGCTGTGGATCCGCGCCAGCTCGTCGTCGATGCTGCGCCTCTGTCTCAGCAACACCACGCGGCGAGACTTGGCCCAGGCGTGATAGAGAGCGTCGTGGTTTTCGTCCACGGCGAGCCATGCGAGCACCTTCTCGGCGTCGGCGCGCTGCGTGGTGAGGAACCAGCTGCACACCTCACGGGCCGCTGCCTCAGCGATATCAGGCCAGGGTGTGCTCCCGGATGGCTCACCCGGAGCGAGCCCCGTCAGGGAGATCTCGAAGTCGGGGACCTGAACCCGCACGAACAAGGACCGGGCGTCAGGGTGTACCCAATCGAAGCAGCCCGACCGCCATTGGACGTTCAGCTCCCGGGCCATCAGGTCGACCACCGTTCGAGCCAGACGAGCACGCGCAGGCCCACGCCGATCAGGGCGAACAGGGCGGCGATGGCGAACGGGGCGGCAATCATGCCTCGACCCAGCCGCCTTGCGCCAGAGCAGCTCCGAGGTCGGCCTCGGTTGCCATCCGGAACTGCCCGCGCGTGAGCTCGGGATAGAGCTGCAGGCCATCGATCTCGAAGGCGACCTCGAAGCTCTGCGCGTACTCGCCCTCGCCCATGACCGAGCCGATGCTCCCGGCAGGGATCAGCACGCCGTCGTGATGCAGCGCGCGAAGCGTGACGACCGGGGCGGCGTATCTCATCGGGCGACCTCAGCGGCGGCGTGGAATGAGCCGGGAAGTGGGCCTCCTGCTTCTCCACAAGGCCCACCTCCCAACATCTCAGGACCCGGGTGCTCGAGATCACCGATGGCCAAACCGGCATCGCTCGAAGCGGCAGGCATGCCCACACCCGGGTCCGAGTCCAGCAGATCGAACAACGTCGTCTGTGAAGCGCCGGGCTTCCGCTCCCACGCGCGCTGGAGCGCTCGCACACGCCGGAAGATCGCGGCGCCGCGCCGAACGATGTGACCGACGCCGATCTCGAGGTCATCGGGCGTGCTGACGATGAAGTACCCAGGGTGCTCAGAGTCGCAGGCCGATCCGATGCACACGCCGTCGATCTCGATCAGGTCGGCGACGAGCGCGCCGATCATCCGCGTCGATGTGTCGAGCTGCTCCGCTAGCACGTCCGCGGGCTTCGCGTTCACCCGACCGACCGGCAGGCCAAGGAGCAGCTCGATACGCATCGCCTTGGAGTCGGCGGCGTTGTGCGATGCGAGGCGGGTGCTCATCGCGCCGGGGTGAGGATCGCGCTGGTCTCGGCCCACTTGGCGAGCGTGAAGTTCATGGTGATCACGACTTCACCAGTAGGCGAGCACAGATGCTGTTGGCCCGAGCCAGGGCTTGCATCTCGTTCTCCGCGTTGTGGTGCAGGTTCGCTCCGATGGCACGGAAGATGAGATGCGCGAGCCGGGGTTTGGATGCCTCGTACCAGGCGTGGCCTTCAACCCTATACAGGCCCTCTGAGCCGGGAGACATCGTGAGCGCCACGGCCACCAGCTCACACGCCTTCTTCTGATGGTTGCGTGAAGCCTGAGCGGGAACGCCGGTTCCCAGCAGGCTTGCTGTCACCAACGCAGCTAGGACGAGCTTGCTGGTCCTGTTCATCTGGCCCTCCGGATCTCTTCGATGCCTCACGTCTTCACCAGCCCGAGCGTTTCTTCCATCTCCTGCTCATGTCGACGCTCACTTGGGGTCGGCCTCGGCGTAGAACAGGGCGTGCGGGGCCGCCTCAGGGCCGAGAGCGCAGAAGAGGCAATCTGGATCGTTGTCGGAGTAGGGGTGCGGGATCTCACGCCACGTTCGCCACCACGTCCAGATCTCGGCGCCGAGCGTCATCGGCGTGCCCCATACCGTTCGGCGCGTTCGGCGCGCTCCCGGAACGCGATCTCCATGCGGATGATCCGCACGAGCATCGGTAGACCCAAGGCTGTCGCGCCAACGGCGGCGCCGATCAAGAAGAGTCCGGCGGCGTGCATCAGGCCACGCCTTCCTCAGGAAGTTCGCCGGCGTCACGCAGACTGCGCAGATGCTGGTTGACGGCCTGGGTCGAGATCTCCAGCTCTCCCGCGATCTCGCGTGCGCCCTTTCCAGTGCGGAAGAGATCGAGCACCAGGCCTCGGGTCTCCCCTACGCCTCGCTTGGCCCCGCCGGTGGCTTGTGTATTTGCCATGCGGGATACATCCTGCACGCTCGATTACCACTTGTCAAGTTACTTCCCGCATGCCAGGATGTGCGGGCTATGGCACTCAGGATGGAGCCACCCAAAATCGACGGCACCCTCTGCCTGCTGATCGGTCGGAACGTCGAGAACACGCGGAAGAGCTGGGGTTGGTCTCAGGGGAAGCTCGCGGCGTTCTCGGACATGGAGCGCGGGACCGTCGCCAGCGTCGAAGAGGGCAGCGACGGGACCCAGTTTCGGACGCTGCTCAAGATCGCTGCCGTCTTCGGCGTCGACGTGCGCCGGCTCATGGCGACTGACTACTCTGTCGACGAAGCTACGCCCTCGTACCTCAGACAATCAGACACCGGTCGCCAGCCGCCCGATCTCCGCCTCGTAGCACCCGCACCACTGAGCCCCGCCGCGAGCGGGGCTCTTTCGTCCGCACGTCCGGCGAAGGGCTTAGGACTGAGGACCGTTGCGGCTCAACCGATAGCGGTTGCGCAGGTTACGCCGAAGGTGACATCCTCGGCGCGCCGTGCTCCCGCAGCTTCCTCCGCGAAGCCCAGGCAGCGGTGATGACGAGATGCCCGCACATCTGCATGTTGCCGGGTCCCTCGACCACCTCTGGGCGCTCGTCGACGCCTGGCGGGACAACATGGCGGCGAGAGGCCTCGCGCCGCAGACGGTCGCGCACAGGGAGGACTACCTGATCCGGTTCTTCCAGCGGACGCGCACGAGTCCCGAGACGTTGACCGCCGCGGACTGCGACCGCTTCTTCGCCGCCATGCCCGTGCGGAGCTCGACGCGCCAAGCCTACGCCGCGGCGCTCAAGAGCGCGTTGCCGTTCTGGATCCGCCGGCGCTACATCGATCTCGAGATGGACCCGACGACCGAGATCGTCGCGAAGAGCGTCCGGTACCCGGAGGCAGACTTCTTCACCCACGAGGAGGCCCGGCAGATCCTCTTGGCTGCCGCACGCCGGCGGAACAAGCGCCGGGTTTGGGGGTTGGTGCTGCTCTTCGAGACCGGCGGCCGGATCGGATCGCTCGCCGCCGTCGAGCCGCACGACGTCCGCGACGATCGCATGCACTTCCGCGTGGCCAAGTTCGACAAGCCCTACGCCGTCGATCTGTCGCCGCTCGGCATCGAGGCGGTCGAGGCGCTGCTCGCGTTGTGGGAGCCGGAGAAGGTGACGCTGCTTGGAGGGATCGCGCCGGTCACGCTCGGGAACTGGTTCCGCGAGGCGGCGCGGGAGGCCGGCATGCACGAGGGCCGCGTGAATGCGCACCTGGCGCGCCATACGGCGGTGACGAACTTCTACGAGCGCACGCTCGATGGGCTGCTATCGGCGAAGTACGCCAACCATGGCGACCTTCGCCTGATCCACCGCTACGCCGGCAAGGCGAAGGGCGCCATGCGAGACCCTCTGTCGCGATCGCTGACGGAGGTAGACATGAGGCTCGTCTTGGGTGAAGGATGACGAGCCCGGAAGGAGGAACAGATGGCAAAGAGCGGGAGGCTTCGGTTTCCGAAGTGGCGGATCTTCACCTGGGTGATCCTGGTGATCAACGTGCTGTTCCTGGTCTGGATGATCACCCTCGGCGGCGCGGCCGCGACCAACTGCGCTGGCAAGGTGGGCCGGGAGCTGGACGCATGTCAGGCTGGTACGGCTGTCGGTGCGACGATCGGAGCTGGGATCATCGTCTTCTTCTGGGTAGCGGCCGACGTCATCCTCGGCGTGATCTGGCTCATCACGCGGCCGCGAGCGAAGACCGGGGCCTGATTCCGAGAGCGTCGTCGGTCTTATCCATGTCCTCCGACACGCCGAGTGAACGCCTCTCGCATCTCACGCAGGACCCGCCGCGTTGTACGAGCGGTGGCTTCGCAGAGCGGGCATCCGATCACGTCGTGGAGACGATCACAGTGAGCGCAGGACGGCGCGACCCCGAGCGTCAGGGGCGAGCGACACCATCTACAGTGCGTGCGTTCGTCCATCGCTGAATCACCTGCACATGTTACCCCGGGAGATGCTCTGCACCCGGAACGATGAAAGTCCCCCAGGTCCGAAGACCTGGGGGACTTGGTCGTTCCGTTTCTCGCGACGCTAGTGCGCCGGTGTCTTGCTGCGGATCAGATCGAAGGCCTTTCGAGCCCGATACCGTCGCTGGTAGATCACCATGCAGCGACGACAGGAGCGTCCCCCAGACGGAGGCCAGTAGGTGTTCCCCTGGTCATATGCATGGCCGAGCGGACAATGCGTCTTGGCCCTGTTCACCGGGTTGCCCTTCACCGGCACGCGGCGCATGTTCTCCGCGTGCTTCACGGGTTCCAAGTGCTCCGGGTTGACGCAGGCGCGATTGCGACAGAGATGGTCGATCTCTGTGCCATCGGGGATCGGCCCGCGCGTGAGTTCGTAGACGACACGATGGGCCAGGCGTGTCGTCCGACCATGCTCTTCCATGATGTAGAACTGCCCATAGCCGTTCGGGTAGAACGCGGCGAGCCACAGCCAGCAGTCGGAAGGCCCGGTCCTGAGAACCTTCGGCCAGAACCGGGCCTCGACTGATTGGCGGGTTCCCTTAGGGCGTCCGGTCGGTCGACCTGTTCGTCTGCTCATGCTTCTAGCAGCTTAGGCCTTGCTACCGACAGACCGAATCGTGTCGAACAGGTCGTGCAGGAACCCGGACACCGCGCCGGACGCAAGGCCGGTGAGCACCTGACCTGACACGCCGTCGAGGCGCGACGTATGGCCAGCGAGCGCGGGTACGAGCGCGGCGAAGCTCGATGCAAGGTTGAGCTGCCATCCGAGGCAGTAGCCCACGCCGATGACGAGCGCGCAGATCGGCCAGGTCGACGTCGGCAGACCTCCGCCCGGGTCCACGAGGCGGCGCACGATCGCTACCGTCGCCGTGACGGTGGCCGCGATCACCGCGAGCGCTTGGAGCGCGTTGGCATAGTTCATGGCTTGTCCTCCTTCCCTTCGCCGGGTGTGATCCCGGACTGCTCGCTGACCCAGTCGGTCAGCTCCTTCACGCCGTCGATGTGGTCCGTCAGGTGTTGCCCAACGGTGTCCACGCTTCCGTCGATCTCATTCACGGCGGCGCGGATCTCACGGATGTCGGCGCCCTGGACCTCCTGGCGGTCGACGACGACGCGGAGCGTCATCGCGTTGGCCTGGGCCACGATGTCGAGCGAGCCGAGCCGTGCATCCATGCCGTCGAAGCGAGCGCTGATCTCCTCGGCGAGCGTTTGCTCCGAGCCGTTCGTCGACTTGACGGCGCGGATCAACGTCTCCGTGGTTTGCGCGGACCTGCGCCGATCGTGTCGTGCGCGATGCGCGCCGATGAGGGAGGGCACGCCGATCGCCGTGGCGAGGAGCGCCATCGCGGCGATCGTCTTGGGCAGGTCGATGTCGACCACGTGGAGGGCGGCGAGCACGGGCTTAGATCCAGCCCGGGACGAACTCGGGCGACCCGCTGGTGTGCAGGTGAGTGAAATGGCGAGTGAACCGATCCGAGCCCACGTCGTAGGGCTGCCACCCACCCGAGCTCGGGGACCACCACTCGCCTTGAGAGATCACGCCGCCCACCGGAAGACCCTTCGCCTCTTCGGCGACGAGGAACTTCGCGAGCTGATCGAGCTTGGGATCGCTCGCCGGCGTGTCCTGGGTGGAGTCGGCGAACTCCCAGTCCTCCGCGTTGCCCTTCCAGCCCGCTCCTGTCGCGCCGTGCTCGCCGGGCTTGTTCACGTAGATGCCCACGGAGAACAGGCCCCAGTCCTTCGGCCCGAACGCTTTCACGACGGCGGCGTGGATGAGGTCGATCGCCGGGGATCCTTCCGTGTTCGCCGGCTGCAACCTCGTCTGGATCCGCTGGATCGCGAACTCCTTGCCCGTCTTGCAGCGCAGGGCTATGGAGGTCCCCGCGGGCTCGCCGGCGAGCAGCACCGGGAGACGATCGGCGAGGAAGGCGATGTT